GCCATCGGCTCGCAGGAACCGGACGACACCGAACAGCTCGCGCGGGACTGGTGCGAGCGCAACGCGGTCCCGATTGTCTTTTCGGACTACCGCAACGGGGTCACTGCGCAGGCGTGGCGGCACGTCGATTCGTTCGCGAGGGCGCGCAACCAAGCGTTCGCCCAAGGCACCGGCGATTGGCTTCTATGGGCCGACTGCGACGACGTGCTGACCGATGCGACGGACCTGCGGGAAAGGCTCAAGGAACTGACCGAGGACGTGCTCATGCTGCGATGCCCCTACGACGTGCGCGGCACCGGCAAGAAGCTGCAACGTGAGCGAATCATCCGCCGCACAGCGTTCGCCTCGGGGCGCGTCTGGCACCACGACGTCCACGAAAACCTGCTGTTGCTCCCGAACGATCTCCACAACGAGTGGACGGTGCCGGTTTGGCGGCATCAGCCGGTGTCGATCAAGCAATCCAATCGCAAGCGCAACCTCGCAATCCTCGGGCGAAGCGTCGCGGAGTCGGCGACCCAATACTTCTACATCCACCAAGAGCACTACTGCGCGGGCAACAAAACCGCTGCCGAGCAGTTCGGGCGCATCGCGCTTTCCTTCCCGAATCTCGACGACTCGTTTCGCTACGAGGTGCAGCTGAACCTTGCGCGGCTCGTCGCGTCACGGCGCGAGGCGTTGCAATTCGCTATGGGTGCGCACGGGGTTTTCCCGTGGTGCCGCGAGGCCATCGCCTCGATCATCATGCTCGCCTTTGAGCGCAACGACGGCAGGCGCGCGAGCTTCTGGGCGGAGCGGATGATGTCGCTACCGGAGCCGAAGGAAAAAGACCGACCGTGGACGCACGAGGTGAAATGGTATGGCTGGGCCGGTCTCGATCTCGCTGCGCGGTCCTACCGGCTCGCGGACAATCCGAGGAAGGCGGACGGGCTCCAGTGGGCTTTTCACAAGCACGAGAAGCCCGCGATTCGGCTCACGCAGAAAACCCTCGGCGACTCGACGCGCTCGGTCTCCTTCCGCGAGGCGTGGCTTGGGACGGCAGCGCAACCGGAAACCGTCGAGCACGTTTTCCTTGTGCGCTCCGACGACAAGGAAACGATGGCGATGGCCAAGCAGTTCATCCACGACGTAGGACAGCCGCGGGCAACAGAGCGCGCGATGATCTCGGTGCACATCGAGGACGGCATGGTGCCGCCGCACGACTGGGACAAGCTCGTCATCGCAAGCGGCGTAACGCTCATCGACGCCGAGAACATCAAAGAAATCCTCGTCACGAAGAAGCCGTGAGCACGCCAGCAATCATCGTTTGCACGGTCAATGCCTCGTGTCTCGACGTGATGACCGCGTCGCTCAACGCCTACGTCCCGCGCGAGGTTGAGCGGTATGTCCACCACAAGGTCGGCGCGAACTTTGGCGACGCCTACAACTTCGCCGCGCGCGAAGCGTTCAAGCGGCACGACGAGATTCTGGTGTGCAACGACGACATCGTGTTTACCCCGACAACGTGGGCGGTGCTCCTCGCGGATGTCGCGCATCTGCGCAAGGTCGTGCCGGATCTCGGCTACGTCGCGACGCGCTCGGACTATGCGCGCGGCGAGCAGAACGTCCGCAGCGGGCGCGGCAAGATCGACTTCCTGCGCTACCAGTCGGAGCGGCACATCGTGGAGACGCCGGTCATCGCGCCGATTTGCGCGTGGATTCACCGCGACGCGTGGGTGGATTTCCCGCCGATAAATTGGTTCTCGGACGACGTGCAATGCGCGGACATGAAGCGGAGGCACTTCATCTCGCGCGCATACGTTCACCACGTCGGAAGCCAGACCTGCGGGCAGGACGCGCAACGGTGCTACGAGGACGCGGAGCCGTGGCTCCTCGCGAACCGGCCAGAGCTTCACGCGCGGTTTTATTTTACAGGCGGCGCATAAGTATGGCAGCCGTGCGAGACTTCGACCCGACGCAAATCAACTCCGACTTCTCGGCGATACTTGAGCAGGCTGGCGTCTCGTTCACTTATCAGGGGGTGAGCGTCACCGGAGTCTGGGCAGCGGCGAGCAATGCGTTTGCCGACTTCGAGGACCAGCGCCGCGAGGACAGCAAATTTACCGTGTTCCTTTTGACGTCGAGCGTAAGCGCCACGCCGCAAGTCACGCAGACGCTTTCACGGGCGAGCGTCACCTACTTCATCGAGCGCGTCACCTTGGATGCCGAGGGCGCGGGCTGCGAAATCAGCGTGGCGAAGGTGATATGATTTCGATCTTCTCAGACACGAAGAAGCTGGAATTTGCGCTCGCGAGACTTGCCGACGCTGCAAAGGTCGATCTCGGTCTGGTCGTGAAACAGGAAGCCGCCTACGTCGCGAAGGCGATCATGCAGATCACGCCGCCCACCGGAGACAAAACCAAAAAAGGCGCGACGGTGGCGACGGTCACAGGCGGGGAGATTACGAAAACCAAAGCGAGCGGACTCAGCACGAACGCAAGAAAGCAGGGCGAGAACGCGATTCTGGGCGACTTGTTCGGCGGAAATAAAATGGCCAAGGAATTTCAGATTGGCTTGTTCCAGCGCATCGGAAACTCAACGGAGGTTCCGCCGCGCGGCGGGCGGCACGAGACGATGGGCGTCAGTCTGGGAAATGAAGGCGGCAAGAAAATCCGCATCTACCGGAAGTTCTGGCAGGAGTCGGCATCAATTGGAACGATGCGCGCTTTCCATTTCGCAAACCGAACCGAGCGCGGAAGACGGAGGCAAGTTACGAGGAGTCTGGTGGGGCGCTGGGCGGTGCAGGACCAGATGTGGGTTTCGGAGCAGGCGGCGAATGCATATCTGAAATACACGCAAAAAAAGGTCGGACTCGCGAAGGCTGGATTCGCCGCTGCGGCAATGGCGTGCGGCGTGCGCGTGCCGTCGTGGATTCGCAAGCACATGGCAAAGGCTGGAAACGCTCAGGTGCACTTTGGTCCGAATCCGTTCGTGGTCGCGCGGACTACCGGCAACCAGATTCCTGACCTCCAACGCGTGGTCGATGGCGCCTTGAAGATTCGTTACAAAATCACAATCTCGAAGTATCGCGCAATTCTTGCAAACCGCGCCGTCAATCTCGGCTTCACCCGCGTTGTCGGAGGGATGCCAATAAAATCTGACGCATGAGCACACGCACCAACATCCGCAACGCGACGGCGAACGCTCTCACCGGCGCGCTCGTCGTGCCTACCGCGAACATCCTCCGCGGGCGCAATAACACGATTGCGAGCATCTCGTTTCCCGCCGCCGCCGTCTATGCGGTCAGCGAGCAGATCGAGGTGCGCACGCTCGGGCCGAGCAACCGCACGCAATACCGGCAGCTTCAGCTCATCGTTGATTACTTCATCGCCGAAAGCGGAACGTATTTGATCGACGACCTTTTCGACACCGGCTCGGCAGCGGTCGAGGCGGCAGTTCTCGCCGACGTGACGCTCGGGGGGCAATGCCGCGATCTCCATCTTAACAGTGTGGACTATGTTATCGAGCCCGATGAAGACAAACGCTTCGGCACGGCTCGGCACACTTTCAACTGCATCTATTTAACCACCGACTAACATGGCAAATCATCTCGGCCGCGAAGGCCTCGTCAAAATCTCCACCACTGCAATCGGCGAGCTGCGGAACTACAGCCTGTCGCATTCCTCGGACACCGTCGAAGATAGCGTGATCGGCGACACCTACCGCACGCGGCTCGCGACGATGAAAACGTGGAGCGCATCGGGCGATCTCTACTGGGACGAGACCGACGCGGGCCAGCTCCTTATCACCATCGGAAGCGTAGTGACGCTCAACCTCTACCCAGAGGGCGACACGAATGGGGATAGATACTACGGGGGCTCAGCGATCGTCACGAAATTCGACATTTCCGCCAGCTTTGACGGCATCGTGGAAGGCTCCATTGCCTTCGAGGGTAACGGCGCTCTGAGCACGCTGACCGCCTCCTAATTTCTTAGCAGCAAAACACACACAACACAATGGAAGCAATCGACCTCGTCAGAGAACACTTCGCCTCCCTCGGCACGCGCAAAATCGACGTGCCCGAATGGAAGCTCGTCGTCCACGCATCGCCGGTCACGCTCGGCGAAAAAAACCGGCTCTATCGTCGCAGCAAAGAGAATGACATGGAGCTGCTCGTGGACATCTTGATTATGAAGGCCACGGACGAGCACGGCGCAAAACTCTTCACGATCGAGCACAAGCCGACGCTCTTGAACAAGGCCGACAGCAACGTCGTGGGACGCATCGCCAACGCCATTCTGGCCGAAAACGGGCCGAGGGCGGACGACTTAAAAAACTGATTCACGGCGGAGAAGCTGCCGACTTCCTCGCCGTGTATGCCCTCGCGGACCGTCTCGGCAAATTCGCAAGCGAAGTGCTCGCCATGCCAGCGCAGGAATTGAACGGCTGGCTCGTTTACATCGAACATCAAAACCGGAAACTGAAGCATCATGGCTGAAGCTACATTCACATTGCGGGCGGTCGATGCGACTCGGGCGGCGTTTGCGAGCGCGCAGAACTCTCTGACCAAGCTCCATTCCACGGCGAAAATCGTCGGGACTGGAATGGCGACTTTCTTCGGATTCTCCGCAGCAATCGGAGGCGCGAGGAGACTGAACTCGGCAATGGAGGACGCGGAAAAGAACGCGAAGAAGCTCGGTTTAAGTAGTGAAGATTTGGATGCGCTAACCGTCGCGACAAACTTCGTCGATGTTGCGATGATGAAGATGCAATCAACGGTCGCGAAGGGAATCGGTGCGTTTGCAAGACTGTTTTCGGGCGCTGGAACCGGAGCAGACGCAGCCGCAGCACGCATCACGCGCATTTCTCCAGAACTGGAAAAGCTCAAGAAGCAGGCCGATGACGTGCGCGATTCAATCTCGATGATTGGCGCAACGGACTCGGTGAAATTCGCAGCAATCGGTGACGAAATCGCGAAGATCAATCGAGAGATAGAGCAAAGCGACAAGTCCGTTGACGCCGAGAAAAATGCAGAGCGCGGCGTGAGGATTGCTGAGCTGCAAAAGTCGAAGGCCGAGATGGCTTACGCCGCTTTCAAGTCAATGGACGAAGCTAAGATTGCAGTCACAAAAACGGATGCGGATTATGCGATGTCGCTTCTATCGGAAACAGAGCAACAGACGAAAAACAATGTCGCAATAAGAGAAAGGGAACAGGCGTTGGTCAGTTTAAAAGCGGCGCTCGGAGACAAAACCAAGCCATTTGATTTCGCCACAGCTAGCCCGCGTGAAATTCAGATGATGGATGAAATGAAAAAGAAGCTTGGGGAATACAACGAACTCCTCGGTAAGCGTAAGGTCATCGAAACCGACCTGCAAATCATCGCACGCAACGCGGGCAGCATGATCGCAAGCGGCTTCGAGGACGCAATTTTCAGCGGGCAAAAGCTCGGCGAGGTCATCCGGTCGCTCGGCATGGATTTGATGCGGATGGTGTTTCAGCAGACCGTGACCGCTCCGCTGGCGGCGGGCATCAGCGG